ACGGGGTAACCTACTTCCCCCCACGGAATCGTGGACGAATTCATAGTGTTCATAAGGATTTTGTTTATGGGAAAGGCCGCTAAGATACTCAGAAATCTATAGCGTATCCCCAGACTCTAAAAGATTCTAAACTCCTCAGGTCGTGTAAGTTGATGTACGAGATCACATCTTTCCTCCCGTGTCTCGTATACTTTTTCTTGTATGCGTCATCCCTTTTTTGGACAAACACATCTTGCACGTTAGTCAGGCTGTATTCTAACAGATCAGTCCTATCCACTATTGCAAAGCCACACAGCTCTGGGATGTCTATAGCAATGATCTTGGCATCCCCATAAAGCCATCCCTTATTTCCAATGACGTTTGTGAATTCGACCCATATTAGGTTGACGTTCATGTTCTCCTTCACATCCACACCCCACGGCCCTCTACCTTGATGCGTGATCCACACGTCAATATGTCTGTTTATGTCTTCTTGTACACTTGCCCCCTTCGTCTCAAAACCAAGGGACAGACAGCAGTTTATAAATCTATTTTGACTTGCAAAAGACCTGTTATACCCTTGCTTTGCCTTGTGACTCCAAGTACTCATTCAGGGCTTCTTTAATTAAATCAGTTTCTATTGCCACAGAGGACTTGAATCTCTTTACACTATCGAGAACCTTGTCCTTGTCAATTTTAGCGTCACCATTTAGCTCGTGAAGTTTCTCGTATAGTTCTTCTGCTTCGTCGCAGATCCTAGACGTAGACAAGAAATACATTGAGGATAACTTATATCTGTCCATTCCTAATTAAATCCTTTATTATATTTATACACTCGTCTACTTGAAACTTATTCTTCGGGATAAATAATGCTGGAAGCGGTTTATTTTGTTCGTGAAGATACTTCAAGAACAGCTTCCATCTGAGGGGAAAGGTGTGCTGTGAAGGTGAGTATCCTTTGGTCTCAATGATCCAGTTATGATCTCTCCCTACAAAGTCTGGGGTGTACTTAATTGGCAAGACCGCATTCCCAGTTTTGTTAAGCAGTTCCTTTCCCTTGGGAGTCATCTTCCAGTATTCACCTTCATAATTGAAGCCTTCCTGAAGGACGAACTCTGATTCCTCGTAGGCAAAACTTATCCCCAATTCAGATAACCTGTCTGCGCAGTACTTTTCTAGGGAGGATTTGTATCTGCCGAGTTCTCTTTTGCGTGCTGCCGCCCGTGCTGGGGTTTGGGACCCTGCACGTGGCTTCGCACGATTGCTGTGCCTTGGCATTGGGCAAAGTTACAGACTTTTTCGTTTAAAGTCAAATTATACATTTTTGTCGAACTCGCGATACACATCAAACTGATTTGTAATGGGTTGGAACAATCCACCTAAAGTATTGCTTGAGGCAAAACCAGTCATTGTGGAATTTATGTGGAACAATAGGGGTTCGTCGATGGGTGTAGGCTGTCCACCTGTCTTCACTTCACGCACCTTACGTACATGAATCTCAGTGCTTTTGCGTATCGCAGGGTCTGGTGATTGGATCTTTCTGTGGATCGTCAAGAACCCATCTGCACGATTAACAAATTTTCCACCGCCTTCTGTATCCTCTGCATAAGGGGCTACAGGCAAGCCATCATCACCCTTCCTGCGTTGAGCTTCCGTAACAGCGTGCATATTCAACCAGACAGCTACGTTATGGGCCTTGCTGAACGTCAAGAACTCTGAAGCAGCCTCGTAATGGTAGTCATGAACGCCTATCGTGTTTGACTTCATGGAAATCTTCAAGCTGTTGTATGGATCAATAAAAACTGCATCCACCTTGTCGTACCTCATGGTCTTCTCCATGAACATGATCAAATCTCCATACGAATAGGTTTCGTTGTTCTTGATCACAGTGAAGTGGTCATTGACGTACTTGTAGGCTGTCTTTCTTTGCTCGTACGTCATGTCAACCAGTTTGCGTTGAGTGCAGAACTCCATCAGCGTCCCCTTCAATGACCACGTGCTGTTCTCGCTGCTGTACACCAACCACTTCCAGTTATGTCTTACGGCAGCATTCACCATCAGATACAACACCATTGTCGTCTTACCTACGTTGCTATGCCCATTGAAGATGACGAATTCATTCTTGTATCTAAAGTATTCATCCATGCGAACGTCCCCTGTGTCCAATCCAATCTGAATATTCCCTTCAGCAAATTCGTTGATCAGATGGAAGTCGTTGTTGTCGCTGCTGATGAATGACATATCCCCATCGTTGATTCTCATCTCACGCTCAATAGAACGCTCATCACTAACCAACTCGTGGATGGGTGTTGTCTTCCCATACTCTATGCCTTGACGTATCGTATCTAAAGCTGTGCTTTCAGAATCTACGTCACGCTTTTGTATCTCACGAAACAAGACACGAATCACCTCGTCTTCCTCCATACGGCCTACACCCACGTAACCACCACATAGCTTGGCTGCCTTTAACAGCGTGTGGTGCTTCTGACCATCTTCAGCCTGGCGAATCATCTTTGCCGCCAGGTTCAACTTCATGTAGTCGGTGTATACTTCTGTTGAGACAACCGTCTGCTCCGTTGTAGACCCAGACAGGCCACCATATGGGCTGCTGCCCTCGTTGATGACGATGTCAGGATCGTAAGACTCAAAACAAGCCCTAGACTCATTGATACCTGTCTCGTCTACATACAGGCCGTAGGTAACGTCAAAGTACTTCTTCAGAGACCTGAAGTGGTCCCTGTGTCGTTCGGGATTGGTGATCTTGACAAGTACCTTCAGGCCGTTACCAGACGGGGATATCCAACAAGAATAAACATACTGGTCTGTAGATAGTATGTTCTTGCTTTGATCAACGTCAATCTTGTCAAAGTCCAATACGATGTAGCCGCTATGCTCTACCAGTGCATCGTCTTCCCTTGCGGTAAACTCTCCGCTAAACAACACCACAGGGAGCAGCATCTTGCTGTTCTTCTCCCCTTCCCTAACGCTCTCCACCGTTTCCCTGCTCGTACCATCCTTGATACGCTTCAGGGCGGTTTCCATCCATATGGTGTGGGGCTGCGATGTAGAGTATATATTCTTGAATATCGTGACTTTCATTTCCTGTACTTGTTTGCCATTTCTAGATACCACCTTGCCTTCTCTAAATCCCTCTCTACAGGTTCGTTAGGCTTGCTGCCCAAACGAATCTTGTACTTGAACGCATTCATCTCACAGAATGCCACAAACTTCTCTTCGCCCCATATGTCAAGCATCATCTGCCACGCTTCTTTGGAGAAGTCGTTATAGTGATCTGGGCTATTTACGTACTCGTAGGTTTCTTCCATAACAGCTTGCTGTTTACGATGTCATTTATAATTAGTTTCTTTTCTCCTTTGTGTGTGTTTGGATAGCATTGAGAAATCATCCTTGACATAGCCAGTGGGTCATTTAGAATATCCAAGATGTCATTTGAACGCGAAACACACCACACCTCCTTCTTGGAGTATTGTCCCTTGGCCGTTCTCTTGTACGAAACTATTAGTTCGTTGTAGTAGATTGTGGTTGCTCTATCCTCCATTTCCTTTTGATTAAAGGTGCTAGTTCCTCAAATGTCATGGCCTTGCCACGGCAATCGTCTCCAAGCAGCAAGACGCAGTTGTCTCCGCTCTTGTTCGGTATGAATACGATGTAGTATTCTTCTTCGCTGTCTGGGATGTCAAGTGAGTAGTTGTTGTGATTCTGTCCATGAACGTAGAATGTCATCTTCTTCCCATCCTTCCCCACCCGAAACGAATGGGGGCCAAGGAACTCTATGTCCCTCAACCCCCATTCCAACACAGCGTATAGACCGAAGAATTTAGAAAGGGAGGTCGTCTCCACCTTTTTTCTTCTCCACTCGTGCCTTCGACTCAGCCGCTCCTGCGCTGCTGGGGTTGTAGACCGAGCAGTACGGCTTTCCGTTCTTGCTGATTCGCATCGTCAGGAAGACGTTTCCGCCCTTCCCGTCAGATTGTTTTGCCGTGACGTAAGAGTCAAGGATTTCCTTGATCTCGTGGTCCTTGAATCGCACCTTCCACGATTCGATTTTGCCTTCAGCGTTAAACCTAGGCTCTTCTGCGTACCCCATGAGGACGCTGTCGTACTTTTTTTCAGACATGATTAAAAATTAAAAAGGAGGTAATGGACTGCTATGAGAACGATCCCAACAACAAGGATCAAGTGGTGAATTTTCATACTCGGTATACTAGGTAGTCATCATTAAACGATTTCTCTTCTGAGAAGTACTTCTTGATGCGTGATACAGCATCTCTGAACTTTACTTCTCCCCTGAAGATGGTGTCTTCCGTGCATTCTACGAGTGCGGGAAGATATGGATATGTCTTCTCCTGTGCAACCCAGTAGAACCTATCTATCCCCGTCATAGCTGTGTACAGGTACGCTTGAATGTCATAGCCAAAGCTATTTACATCCCAACGAAATCCATCTACACTACGAGTGCTTTTGCTGTCTACTATGTGGTTTGGGCACAGGCAATCAAGAACGCCCTTCACCATTACACCATCTAAAATCTCTTTTGTCATCATTACTTGGTACTGCCCATTCATGTACTCAGAGACAAGTTTGCAATCGTTCAGTCGGTCGATCATCTCGTTCGCCTTCTTCCAGTCGTCAGGATTGCAAATCGTTTTGCCCTTCAAAGCAAACTCCTCAATCATGGCAGACTTAACCTCCTTGTATTCGTTGGTGGCTGATGGACTCTTGGTCTCTTGGGTTTTGGATGAACAACGCTCAAGAACTGCCTCATGGTCAAGAATGACGTACGTGTTCATCGCCTTCTCACGCTCGAAGAGCAGCATGTCGTACATCGTACCAAAGCGGAGGGCATCTGATTCCTTTTGCAAGCTTCCGCTCATGTACAAATCAAACAGCTTCATATCCTTCAACGCGTTCTTTACGCTGCTGTAAGACAGGTGTGGTTTGTTGTACTTCTCCTGAAGTACTTCGTGCAAAATCATCGAACAAACTTTTTGAGAGATGTCTTCTGCGCTTCAGTCAACTGATCCCCATAGTGCTTCATAACTGATTCGTATGCTTCGTGACGATCACGCGAAGCCTTCAGGTAGTTCACGGCTTTGTCCATGATGGACTCCTCCTTTGCAGGAGCAGGGGCCGCCTTGGCTTCGGGTTCCTTCCCGTGCGTGTTGGTGCTGTCGCTGTCCTTGGTGTCGTCAATCAAGAACAATCCATTCAACGCATACTTGCGTGCATATGACGATGCAGCTCCTGTGATTTGGCTTGCATCCATGCCCTTCTTGGTTTCCTCCTCGCGGGCAAACGCTTCTGTGTAAACCCCTTCGCTCTCTTCGTTTGCGAGATATGCTGTGGCCTTTACATAAATGCGTCCCCCAACTTCCTGTACGGAATCACTGAGCGAAAGGGTCAACCCATGTTCAGCAAGCAGTGGCTTAACTGATTCTAGGATGTCCTCGCAAGATCGGTACTTGTAGTTTCCGAAGCTGTTGAACTGACCCTTGGGGGCCTTGAGTTGCGCTTGCACGGCAAGCAATTGACTGTGAATCTTCATTGAAATGAATTGAAATGATGCTGCAATTTGCAGCGGTTGTTTGTTTCAGGAAAGCTTTTAACCTTTTTTAGGCTTCAAGCAGTTCTTCTAATTCCTCTAAAGTAAACGTGGCCTCGGCAACGGCCATGCGTACTGAATTGTCTGTACGAGTGAAGGCAAGATGATAAGATGGGGTAATGTATTCAGCACCCCCACGAGTGTAGTAAAAGACCAATTCCTGTTCCATGATTACTTGTATTTATTCTCCTTGATTTTATCCGCAATCCATACGGCCAAGGCCAAGGTAAGCATGAGTGTTAACTCATTCTTTAACAAAGACTCCATTTATTGTGACCCCACGTCTGTCTTTGATGGTTTTGTAAGCCTCTGCAAGGCACTCTTCAGGGTTGAGTCCTAGTTGATACGACAGGATGATGATAGTGACAAGCACGTCACCGATGGAGTCGATGGTGTCGTCTTTCTTGTTCTTGTTGATGGCTCGGCATAACTCACCGAGTTCCTCCATCACCTTCATCGTCTGCCCTTGGATGTTGTCCTTGTTGATCAAGTTTCGGCTGACAGCCCACTCATGTACTGCCCGATCTAATTCCCCCCAAGTCATCTTAAATTCCATTTGTTTTTTACTCTTCGTCCACATTGTGAATCAGTTGCAAATATAATCATTAATCGTTGTCGTACAAAAATGATATGCCGTATTCGTACAACATACTATTTATTTTCTCACGAACGTATAGGCATTCTTCTCGTCCATCGTCAGACTCGTATTCCTTGTGCTTGTATCGCGTTCGCAAGTCTTCTATCAGGTCGTGAATCATCAACGCCATTTTAGCCCCGTTGACAGCACGATTAAACTCGGACTCCTGTTGGGGGAGTTCAAACTCCATTGTTACTTTCATAGCTGTATTTAATTGTTAATCAGTTGTTTGCTTTCACAGAAGGAAACGCATTTCCCTCTGTCGTACCATTTTGGTAGCGTCACCAAAAAGGTGAATAGTCACCACCCACAGTAAATAGTCACCACCCACAGTAAATAGTCACTAGCCAGAGTCGCAGCCAGAGTTCAGCTAGAGTTAATTACCAGCTTCTTTCGTTTGTTTTAAAGAATCCATTCAGCAGTTGAACTAAACGCTCCACGTCATAATCATCGATGTAACCAATGCTTGTTTCATCCACAAATACCTCGTAACCATAGTTATCACAGCAACCATCGGCGCAAGTGTGCTGATCATCCTTAAGTGTTATTTTCATTTCTCTTTGTTTTTGTTGTTACAGCAATCTTTCTCTTTTACCACAAGGTAATCGCAGTCAGCACACCACACATAGGTGGGGTCGTAATCC